TGATTAACGATGAGCGCGATCAGCGTCAGGGAGGTACTTACTAATGGCTACTAGATTTGCTGGTGATGTAATCCGTCAAGGTAGGCAGAACCAACGAGCTGCTAATGAAACTCCTACCTCATTCGCTACTGATGCAGGTGCTTCAGATGTTGACCCAACAAATGACCTTGCTAGGAATCCTAATCGTAGAGCACCTCAAACTGGCATCCGTGCTCAAGAGCTAATGGAGAATCCAAAAGCTGCAGCTATTGAAGAAGGATGGACAAATGCATTTAAACAAAGTAATCCTGGCGTTGCATTCTACAAAGATAAAATGAACCAAGATCGTCAAATGAATGGATTACCTCCAATTACTTGATAATGTTAAACTAGGAAATATTAGGGTATAAATCATGCTTGCAATACCTGCGCTTACAGGATTAGCCGCAAAGTTTGGAATTGGTGCAAAGCTTGCATCAGCATTGGGCGCTGCAAAAACTTTATTAGGAATGAGTAAAGCCGCAAAAGTAGCTGGTGGTGTAGGCAGTGCAATGAAGGCAGGTGTCGGGTTACCAGGAGTAGTGGCGGGTTCTGGACCACGTATGGCAGCACAAAAGCTTGGGGAGATGGCAGTTACAAATCCTGCATTTAAATCTGGAATTGGTAAGGCTTTATTTGGCAACATGAGTAAAGGTCAGATTGCCGGACGACTTGCACCTGATGCTGCCTTTGGTGTGTTAGCTGGAGCAATGACACCTGGTGACTTAGGAGACAAGTTAATTGCAGGATCTGCATCAACTCTTGGTGGTGGTCTTGGTGGTATTGGACTAGGACGTGCTGCTAGCAGGTTTGGTGACGGTGCAAGCGTTGCAGCTGACTTCACTGGTTCACTGCTTGGAGATATGGCAGCAATGCCCGTTAGTGATGCATTGATACGTATAAAAGGTGGTGGAATGACTCCATATGAAAAAGAAGCCTTAGTTGCAGATCAACAATATCGGGCACAACTAGAAGAAGACATCCTCAAGAAGTATGGACTTGCATGATGCGTAAAGCTGGTGTTCTTGAACAGATCAATAAAGCCTTAGGTGATTTCAAAGAAGGCTTTAGAGCAGACTACGGAGTAGGTGGTGAGGATGCTCGTTCACAGAGCTATAGAGAACGTGAGCTAAGGGGGAAACAACGAGAGGCTCCGAAGATGGAGGGAATGGCTGGTTCCTATCCATTGGGCTACCGATTGCGTGAGGCTTTGAAGCTTGCCACCCCTGAGGGAATCCAGGCACGGAATGAAATGGATATGGGTCTGTCAGGCTCACGTGCACGCAAAGGTGGTCAGATCCTTGGAACCGTTGCTGCTGATATCACGCAAGACAGCACTCGACGTTTCTACTGGCTGCTCAATGCACTACAAGCAACAGGTGAGGTCATCAATGAAGCAGCACTTGCTCGTGCTAACCCCAACCTGTATGGCAAGAAGCCTGTCATCAATAAACTGACAAACAAGCCTATGGGCATCAAAGCTGATGAGCAGGCTATTGCTCAAGGTATCGCTAAAGAGATTGACAACCGTGTGGTTCCTGCACGTGGCTATTCCAAAAACATGGAGAAGGGCATCTATGAGCAACGGAACTTTGAACCAGGCTATGTCCAGTCCCTAGCTATCCCAACTGGTATTGCGATCAATACAGGCTTAGGTCTTATGTCCCCCTTTGGTGGGGCTGAAGGTTATGCCGCTGCTTTACCGAGTGACGAGGACCCCAGCAAGACCAGCAACGTGTTGGGAGAGATTGGTATGAAGTACATCATGGGTAGAACAGGAAACCTACTTCCGTACGATGAGTTCGTAAAAGTCAGACCTGATGTAAGCGAAGGCGAGTACAGGGCATACCAGGCATTTAAGTATGACAAGGGTGGTGACCTCGATATCACTGATGGAGATGTCACACTCCCAGGCGGTGCAGTGAAGTACACCAATGAAGGCATCCACGGCCCTGAGCTTCAGTTCCTTGGTCGCAGCCTGCCTGTCACAACAGGAGTAGTTCCTTACCTTGGTGCTCTAGCAGGAGGCGTTGCAGGTGTTCGAACCAGACGACCAATTGCTGGAGGATTCGGAGGAGGTATGGCTGGTTTAGCCGCCGGAAATATTTTAGGCAATTTAATGGAACAAGAACGGCGTCGTCGTAATGCCGCTGAGAATACTTCTAGTTATTGATAAGATAGAAAGGAAGACGATTTAAATCGATGAGATTCGCCTACGATATATTTGACAATAGTGATAAGCAGGATTATGCCCAGTTTGGCAATGTTGCTCAAGATATAGATACAGGAATTAAAGTTAACAACATTACCAATCAAGGAAAAACTATAGGTACTGGTATTAGTAGCTTTGGCAATTTAAAACGAACTGAAGGGGAATTAGCAGCTCAAGTGAATGCGGCTAAATCACAAGCTCGACAACAAGCTAATAATGCAATCATGGGTTCCATATTTAGCATTGGATCATCTGCCATAGGTGCTTTTGGAAAAGGTGGTGGTCTTGGAAAACCTGATTCATTCGACGGTGTAGATACTAGTTTCAATTCAGAAAATTTCTACAAGTTTGATCCAAAAACTTTTGAAAGCACATTTAACCTAGGAAGTTGGTATTAAAGATTGATAAAATAAACAAAGGTAAGAATTCAAACAGATGGCAAGATTTGCAGAATCAAATAGAACAAGGTTAAACTTACCTTTCACAGATTTTGGTGGAACGAGTAATGATTACTCAGACGCTGCTGCAGGTATAAGCTTAGGTGCGTTGTACAACAATCAACGAAGAAACCGACCCGATTATGCCAGTAACTTCCTCACAGGCATGAAGAATGCTGCCACTGAAGATATGGCTGTACAGAATGCAATTACAAATACCTTTAATACTGCCATTGATGCTGGAACTAATATTAAAATCGGTGAGATGCAAAAAGATGCTGCAGAAGAGATTGCATCTGCTCAAAGATCAGCTTCGAAAACAGCAGGCATTGCTTCTGGCATTGGAGCAATAGCCAGTGCGGCTATTAAATTGTCAGATGAACGTGTTAAAAATACGATTCAAGATATTGCTGATGCAACTACCGTCCTAAAGAATTTAAGACCAGTCAGCTTTTATTACAACGATAGTCATAATGAATATGACCGTAATAGAAAGCATTATGGTTTCATCGCTCAGGAATATCAGAAGGTAATGCCTGATGCAACTTACACAGATGACGACAGCGGTTACTTATGTATTGACACCATGGAGTTAATCGGACTACTCGTCAAGAGTAATCAAGAGCTTGCAGCTCGTGTTGAAAAACTAGAAAACTCAAAATGATAAAATATAATCACTGAGGAGAAAATCATGTTTGATCTTGGAAACGAACTTCGTTATTACTTTGGCACTAAGGCTGTAGAGGAAGGCCAAAAAAGAAATGCGAAAGGAAAATATGATCTTAATCCTATAGGTGTTTACCTCGGGGGTCTTACTCAAGACGACATGGCAAGAACTGGCGCAGAGGTAGCTTACAATTCAAAACAAGGACTTGAACTACAGCAAAGGGCAGCTGATGTAAATAAACCACTTACACAACAGGACTTCCTTAATCCTACGTCAAGAGTAAAAGCAGAAGCAAGGATTAAAAAGGCAGAAGCTGAAAAGAACAAAAAAATAGAAGAAGAATCTTTATCGGGAAAATTAGTTACAGCTCAGTTAGCAAACCTGACAGCAAGCGCTGAACAAACTAAAGCTGCAAGTGACTTAGCTGACAGGCAGCAAGGTTTCCTGGAACGATTGGAAACTATGAAGCTGACTGATCGAGAAGCTGACCGTACTCAAAATCTGCGTATTTTACAGATGCAGCAAGATGCTGAAAATGATCGTTATAACCAAAACTTAGCACTCTACAAAGAAGATCAGAAGCAAGGTCAAATCAACAACCTTGTTGCAGGCCTAGTGTCTTTGGGTGCCGCGTTTGCTCTCTGATTAGAGACCAGGAATCATTGAGTTGATTCGTTCCTTTTCTTCCTCACTAAGATTGATAGAAGGTCCAACCCATGGGCTAATATTTCCAATACGCTTTAAGTGACTAAAGAAAATTTTATCCTGAACTTCTGGTGTAAATTTAGTATCACCTGCTAATCCCATACGTCTAACCTCTTCTTGCAGGGTAGGACCAACAAACTGATATCTACCTACAGCATGCAGACCACCAGAATTGAGGTGCTCAGCCATACTTAAACCACGCTCTTTAGTGTTTTGCTTGTAGAAGATTTCATCAAGCGTCATGTCAGTAAGAGAGGTTCCATAGACATCTTTGTATGAACCAGATTTACCTATAACTTTAGTACCACCTGCGGCACCACCTTGATTAAAAGCTTCGTATCCAAATGAACCCGATTCGTCTTTTGCAACAGCATCTGCAACAATCTTCCTATTACCTTCTAGGGAACTACCTAGCTGTTTATCCGTAGTTCCCGTTGCTACTTTCCCAGGATCATCTCCAGCAGAAGTATTATTGGTAGTGTTATTTTTAGCATTTAGTTTCTCCAGTTCTTTACTCAATTCTTTTGCTCTCAGCTCTGACTCTTTAATCAATGTGGCGTAGTCAATATTTGATGGAGCTTGTGGTCGCTTCATCTTTGACTTACTACCCAAGCTCTGTGCAAGAGTACCGATAGCAGCTAGTTTTCCTGCCTTTCTATTTTGCTTTAATGAATCTTTTTCAGAGTCAATATTTTGTTGCGCAATCTTTACTTTAGCACCTGACTGAATGCCAGACTGGACAATCTTAGACGCATTATTAATTGCATTGATCTTCTTCTCGGCCTCAATATTCATTGAAGCATTATTGATGCCAGAGTAGTCAATTCGGTTATTAGCACTTGCTGCCTGAATTTTGCCATATTCATTTGCAATTATTCTTCCAGCGTTTGAATAATCATTTTGTCGGCTCAACGCTGCAAATCTAATCATCGTAGATATTTGCGGATACTATATGTATTGTAGAGGATGTAGATATGGGTAGAATATAAATAGCTTTAATTACGAATAGATAATGTCATCGTCCTATCTTCAAGACTTTAACAATAATACTGGATCTGGACGACCACTTTTAGGTGGTGGATTTATGGGTGATCCCGACTATTACAGGAATCTTGGGGATCCTAATTATCAATTTCCAAATACTGGATTTAATCCAATTACAGGACAACCGTATTCTCAGCAAACCCCGGCCCCCCAGCCAGCTGAGCCTCCATCTAATCCTGAACCAGAACCCACTCCTGAACCTGAACTTACAGATCAACAAAAGATTGAGCAGCCGATAATTGATGCTTATCAAGATGCATTTAAGCGTGATCCTCAGCCAAGTGAAATTGCTGATTGGATGGGTGCAGGTCTAGGAAGCATTGAGAAAATTACAAATGCTATAAGAACTCATCCAGATGCAAACAAGAATTCATCCGCAAATAATGTAACGGGTGGAATCATTGATACTGGCGGCATTATGGATAGTATCTTTAGTTATCAGCCAGGAGATAATGATCCAGCTGGACGAGCTGCAAAAAATACTTTTATGTATGATACAGCTGGAAAGCTGATTGATACAAAATTAGCAACTGGCCAATTCCAAGAACAAATCGCTGGAGCTAAAGATCTATCATTTTTCAATAGTGTTTTAGATCAACAAGCAAGTGCTGCTAAAGGATATCAGGACTATGTTCTTGGATCTGCTGCTCAAGCTCAAGGTTATGCATTAGAAAACACCTTCCAAAACAGTGAATACCAGCGTGATCTTGGAATGCTAGGTGCCTCCAATCAAGCACTCATGGATCAGATGGCTGTTCAAGGGGCTGAAACAAGACTTACAAATGCTCAAGCTAGTGAAGACGCTAGACAATTAGCCAATGTTGAAGGTCAGTTTGCTTCTCAAAGGCAACAGATTGCAGCCGATGCACAAATGGCGGCAGCACAATCAGCTGCCGACGCAAGCATGTACGGCTCACAAGCCTCTGCCCAAGCATCAATGGAGAATGCAAGGCAAGCTGCTGCTGTTGGCATGGAACAAGCTGCTGTTTCAAGAGCTAATGCAAAAGTCGCTGCAGGTGCATCTATGGCTGCAGCTAACGCAAGGGCCGATGCACAGAAGTTCTCAGCTTCAGCTCAGGCTCAAGCTCAAACAGATTCTGCTTCAATTGGCGCGGAATCAAATATGTATTCAGCTGATGTCGATGCTGCGTCACGAAACTATGTTGCTGACTCACAAGCTGCTGCTTCCAGAGATGTAGCAAGCATTGGTGCACAGTCACAAATGTATCAAGCTGATAAGCGAACAGAAGCGGATGTAACAGTTGCAGGCATTAGAGGACAAACTGATCAGTACACAGCTGACACTGCTGCAGAAGCTTCAATTTATGGAGCTGGAAGATCAGCCGAAGCCTCCGAAAATGTTGCTAGAACTAAAGGGCAATCAGATCAAGCCGTTGCCAAGATGGGAGCTGAAGCTTCAATTTATGGAGCTGATCGTTCTGCAACAGCTAGCGAGAATGTTGCTAAGACTGGTGCTGAGGCTTCTGTCTTTGGATCACAAGCTTCAAAAGACGCTTCTATTTATGGATCGGAAGCTGGCCTACAAGGAACCATAGCTCAGTCTGAAGCAGCTGAACGAGCCTCAAAATATGGTGCTGATAAATCTCTTGAAGGTACTAAGTATTCTGTAGAAGGTACTATTAGAAATACTCAAGAGCAAGGTAATCAAACAAGACTTACTCGCCAAGATGAAACTCGTGAACGTGCTAAGCAACGTGCACAAGAAGCAAAGTTAGCAAGGCAGACAGCGAGGGCGTTCTAATGACTGTTAAGCAGAAAACATCTGGTAAGGTTTACTTAAGTTATGTAGACCAGTGGCTAGATACTCTCCCCGCATCAGAGTCAGATCAGTTTAAAGAATTTGCTGAAGTAACTCCATCGATCATAGAGATCTGGGTCTACGCCGGGATAATGAAATACCCTGGCACATTTAATGACCTATCAAGATGGGTCAAAATGAAATATCAAAAACTCAATAGACGTGAAATCTTGAATAGTGAAATTGCTGCACTCCACTCAGATATTCAAGAGCTTCGTATGGCAATCACTGCTGGTGAGATTAAAGGTGATAGTGGTGCTGCAAGGTTAGCTGCACTTGAAAAAGAACTACGTAGTCACATCGAAACTTCTGATCGAATGAATCGGACAACTGACAAATGTGGGTTGATTCTTGCAGGTGCTGATCGTGTCATGCGAGAGATGACTGCAATATTTAAAGATGATCCACAGTTTGCTGAACCTATTGAAAATGCAATCAATGCCGTGTGGGCAAAAATTTATAGTGAAATAAGTAACGCCTAAAATGGACTTACCTGATATCGGTTACGAAGACTATTCAGTCGAATCCTTGCAAGATCAAGGTATTCAAGTACCAAGGCTACCTCAGTTACCTGGTGCAAGTATTGAGAACTTCTTCATGGGATCAGGTAGAAGTCAAGCGTATTTTGAAAATAGAGAAGCTTTACGTATTGCCAAAGAAGAAGCTGAACTACTTAATAAGATAATGAGAGCTAAGTCATTAGCAGAAGAACGTATGATTATGGCAGCCTTAATGGCACCTTACTCTCGTTAGGATAAGAAATAAAGGTAAGTAGATGGCAATAGCAAGTGCATCGTTAGCTTATAGACGGTCGGCTTTAATGACCGCTACTAAAGTAACAACTAAACCACCATCAGAAGCGGTCTTAAGAGCTAGAGACGACTTCAAAGATTTCTGCGTCTATATGGGGAAAGCTCCTGCAAAACACATGATGGAGTGGCATAAAGAACTATGCACAGGTGAAGACAGTGAATGTTTGCTTGGAATCGGTGGACCTAATACATCAATCCTTGCTCCACGAGGATCAGCTAAAAGCACTGTGCTGGGATTGTTTGCTGCATGGATGATTGGACGCCATACAGCGGCAGGACAGATGCTTAGGATCCTTTATATCGCGTATATGGTGGACATTAGTCGAGCTAAGTCAGCGACTATCAAAGGTATTTTAAATAGCCCTAAATACCGAGAGATCTTCCCAATGGTACGTCTCTCAAAAATCAAACGTAGTGATGAGTATTGGAGTATCGACTATGAATTTGCGGGTATTGATACAGCAGGTGAGGAAGCTTTCACCATTGCGTGTGGAGGTCTCAAGGGTGCTATCACGTCGAAACGGTCACAGCTGGTGCTTATCGATGACCCTATTAAATCCGCTTCGTCAATCAATAATCCAGACATTCGTCGTGAAATGGAACAAACATGGTCTAACGTTATTGCGCCGACGATGTTTCAGGGGGCACGTGCTATTTGTTTGGGTACGCGGTTCCACTTCGACGATATTCACGCCACGCTTTTTATTCCTAAAAACAACTGGAGGCAAATTATCCAGAAAGCGTTGATCACTGATAAAGACGGAAGGCATCGATCGTATTGGCCAGAGTTCTGGTCTATGAAATATCTCAACGAACGTAAGCAAGAGGATCGTGTTGCTTTCGCTTATCAGTACTTGAACACAGCTGTCAAAACAACAGATGTTGGTATCTCTCCTGAACTCTTGATCAAGAGTGAAGTGCCAGACGACTATGACTGTATTGGCGTAGGTATTGACCTGAGTGCTGGTCTATCCGAGAAAAATGACTGGACCGTTATGACACTTGGTGGAATTAAGGATGGAAAGATCTATTTGATTGATCAACGTAGAGAACGGACAATGGGAAATCTCAAGAAGATGGACACCTTATGTGAGATGCTTTCAGACTGGAACATCCTTCAGGAAAACGATGAGGGTCAGTTCTTCCCAACAATGTCACCATGCATGATCTGGCCTGAAGCAGTTGCTTATCAAACATCTTTTGAGGGAGACTTCAAACGAGTTATGTTTGATAACCGGGGTTTGTTTAATCTGAGTATCTCTCCTGTAAAAGGGTTTAAAGGAGATAAGTTAGCTAGATTAAGAGGCGTACTTGGTTTGTATGAAAATAAGCGAATTATCTGGAATAAGTGGCGTAAATGGGATGTTCTTGAAGAAGAGCTTCTTAACTTTGGCCATGCCTCTCATGATGACGCGGTTGATTCAATGGTATTAACAATGGGTGGCTTATTGAGACGTGGTCATCTTCAATTAGACTACAATGATAATAGCTTAACGTTATGACTAAGAACTGCTATGAAAAGCTCATATTACAATGATCCGCAGTCATTTTTAAAATCCAAGTTAGACGAAAATAAAAAAGAAGAAACAGAGATCCCTACTTCTTATCCTACTAACCAACCTGAAGTTGAGTTTTCAGAAAACGAATCAGTGTATAGACCAGGTTTTGGGATTACTGCTCCACCTGCAACAGATAAAACTCCTTCTCCTGTAGCTGGCGGTTCAAAGCCTGATTACGCATCAATGCCTGAAAGGTCAAAGCCAGACATTAGCTACAATTCATCACCGGATAAACCGAGTCCTACTCCTAAACCTGATGTAAGTTCTCCTCCTACCTACCAAAGGCCAGGTATTGATAATGCTGATCAGTACGATGCATCGTTTGAGTACATGCGTGAAGCAGATGATATTAAAGCTTCACCAATAGCAGATCGCATTAGTATTCCACAACCAGCATATGGTGGTAGACCAGCGCGTGATATTTTGCCAGTTAATTTTGATTTTGATGATACTCCATTAACTGATGACGTAAGGTCCGGAAATACGTTGCAGAATTATGAGGGTAGAGATTTTGTGGCTAAGTTTGGTGGAGATAATAACTTCCGAAATAGTGATTATTTTGATGTAGCACAGCAAGGAATTAATAAAGCCTTTGAAAATCAAGTGATTGATTATCGTGAAATGGCTAAAGGACTGGCTGGGGAAGTTCAAAACTCATATGATAAATCACAAATTGCTTATGCAGATCTGTTTGGAGACGCATTCTTTGATGGTAATTATCAGCCAGCTAAATGGAAAAATCCCAAGCCACCTGAAGGCAATGAACCGTTTGATCCTGAGGGGCTGTATGAAAAGATTATGGATCGATTAACATAAATAATAAAGGTACTGATAATGCAAAATAATCCTTCTGGTCCGTTTCAACAAATTCTTACTGCCGCTAAAGAAAGAAGAGGCGATCTGTCAGTTGACACGATGATTGTTAGTTCGCATCTTGCACAGATGCGGATGTTCATCTTGCGTCGTGGCATTGAGTTCTTTGCTAATCAAGATTCATACGGATACCGTAAGGATTTTATTGCCAAGGTTTGTCATGACAATATGTTGGATATGAAGCTCGACAGTATTGTCGATTACTTCTTGTGTGATGGTCAAGGTCTTTTCTACTTCAGGCCTAGTGGCGATTCATATCAGCTTCTGTATTTCCCGAAAGAAAACTACCGTGCATACCGTGCTCAAGATGGTGAGTTAGATCATATTGTCCTTATCTACACCTTTAACGTTAAAGAAGAAAACTCTCTTGACACCTACGCAGTTGGTGATGGTCGAGGTAATCGTAAGAAATACATCAGGCTGAGTGTATTTAAGGATCGCCTAGAGCAAACGATTTCTAATGAGAAAATCAGTTTTGACAGCGACATCGGCATGATGGGCATGAATGCTGGTCAAACAGAAATTCTGACAAACAGCTTAGGTTTCATTCCAGCTGTCGAAGTGTTCAATCACATGGACTGCACAGGTGAGGCAACTGGCAATGGTGAGTTTGATTGGCTACAGAATCAAATTATGTATCACGATGAGCTGGTCAAGAATGTAAGAAAGAATCTTCGGTTTTTTGGTAATCCTACGCTGATCTCTAGTCGGCCAAAGCACGACATTATTGAAAGCGGCGATGAAGGAACATTCAGGCCAACGATTAGTTCACAAGCAGGCTTTGCAGCATTAGGCAGAGCAAGTACCAGAGTTAG